AGCGAGGATGCCACCAACAATAGATGCTATGGTCATCCCCATCCAGAAACCACCTTTGCTTTGGTTGGCTAGGGCTAGAAGTGTTTTGATGTCAGCATCCATACTGTTCACCTTTGCTTCTAACCCCTCCACCTTAGCCAATAGTTTCCCATACTCTACTGGGTTTAGGTTTTCCATTATTCAACCCTGTATATTATGTTGTTTGGTTTTCTCGTGGCGTATATATAAGAACGCCATCAACAAATGTCCAGCAACCATGATCGCCAGATTTCCAAATAGCGTCTTTTTGTTCTTCCGTGATTTCAAAAAGCTCAACACCTTCATCTACATATATTTCAGTATCGTAGACATTTTCAACGTAACCATCGGTTGTTAAAGATATAGCAAACATTTTATTTTCCTTTAAATAGGTGCAACATTAAATGCATTAGTGCTGTCATTTCTAAAACCAGTATGGACTAAAATAGGGGACATAACACTTAGACCGATAGTTGCGCCAGCAATGTAAGAAGTACCTGAGCCATATCTTGTTCTGATGTAAATTTCAACCGTATTTCCATAAGCGACAGAAAGGTCGTATGTTTTTGTTCCTGATGTATTTGTGGACTGCGTTATATCTCCTGATACAACAACGCCGTTTTTATATACTCGTGCATCTGATGGGTCTGATGACGCAGATTTTTGCCCCCAAGCCACGCGAACTGTACCAGAACATAACATTTTGGATTGAAGCCCCCTTTGCAGGGAACTACTACTAGTCGAAAAATCACCAGATGAAGCTAAATTGTAGTTGGTTCCAGCAGTAACACCAGTTAAAAAAGATGGTGAAGAATCAACAACAACCCAAGTACGGTCGCCACGTAAGAAAGTTGTGCTGTTGGCAGTACCAGACGCCAAAGCAGATGTCGGGACTGCCGCTGTCGTTGTTCCTGTTACGTTAGTCGCGTTAGTCGCGTTAGTCGCGTTGGTTGGTGTAATTTCCACCACATCACCACCACTATCTTTGGTGTATAGCTTTTTGTCTGTTACGTTAACTGCCAATTCACCTTGTGTTAGTGAACCAGCACTCGGAATCGCAGAAGCTGTACTGCTGTTCTTTGTAATGATTGTGTTAGCCATTAATAATTTCCTCCGTCAATTGTGGAAGTTGTGTATAAACCGTTTGTTACTGTTGCCGCGTTACCGCTAATACTAATACTCCAAGTGCCTGATGCTCCTGTACCTGTTTTGGTAGGTGCATCCTCAGCAATTTGAGCGACGACAAAAGCAGTTGAAGCAACTTGTGTTGTATTAGTATTTGTTGCTGCTGTGGGTACTGTTGGTGTACCTGTCAAAGCAGGGGAAGCTAGTGGAGCGTATGAAGCTAACGCCGCATCTAACCCTGTGATAGTTGCTGTTGTATGTGAGTGACTGTCATCAGCTACGACAGCCGTTATGGTAGCATCAGCAGTACCGTTGAATGAAGCAGAACCACTAACATCACCTGTCAGACTAATAGTACGAGAGGTTTCCAAAGCCGTAGCTGTTGCAGCATTGCCGCTTAGAATACCAAAGAAAGTACCTGCTTGTACATCAGCTAACGAGAAGGAAGCGTGTCCTGTGTTAATCTCTGCGCCCGGCTCAGGGGTATAACCATCGTAAAACTTAAACTTCCCATCAGTAGCATCTCGAAAGACACCAGTATGGGCATAAGTACCATCGTTGTAGTTACCAGACCAACCTAAATCAGGGTTTGTAATTGTGCTGCCTTCGTTCAGATAAATCATATTATCCGTAACAGCAAGGTTTTCAGTGTTAATAGTAGACAAAGTACCGTTAACAGTTAAATCCCCGCCAACAATCAAACCATCTGTTGTTTCTAAACTATTAAAAACTACATCAGAAGTAACACCCACACCTAAATTATTACGTGCTGAGTCAATATTAGAAACGTCAGCTAAGTTATTAACGTCTTGTAAAGAACCGCTGGAAGAAGCGTAAGCTGCTACCCAAGCAGTTCCGCTATAAACTTTCATTACTCCGTTGGTGTAATCATAATATAAAGCACCAACTAATAAATCATTACCATCATTATCAAAAGATGGGTTACTATCCTTAGCACCTAAGTAGCGGTCATCAAAAGAATCAAATGAAGCGGCTGCGGCGGCTTCTGAGGCGCTTGCTGCGCTTGCCGAGTCTGCTGCTGCTTGTGCGCTGTTAGCTGATGCTGTGGCGCTGTTAGCACTGTCAGCGGCGCTACCGGCAGCGGCTGTTTCACTCAAACCAGCGGCTGTTTCACTTCCGGCAGCGGCTAAAGCTGAGGCAGCACTAGCGGCTTCTGCACCAGTAATTGAGGCAGCACTACTAGCTGCGGCAGCGGCGCTTAAACCAGCGGCTGTAGCACTATCAGCAGCGGCTAACTCTGAGTCAGCAGCGTTGCTTGCACTGTCAAATGCGTTGTTCTCAGAATTTGCAGCGTTGGTTTCACTGGTAGAAGCAGCGTCTGCGCTGTTACCGGCATTGTCTTCACTTGTAGCAGCATTGCTAGCAGAGTTGGCAGCGGCTGACGCACTATCAGAAGCAGCAGTTGCGCTATCAGAAGCAGCAGTAGCTGAGGCTGCGGCATTGACAGCTTGTTGTGTTATAACAGTAATAGTAGTGTCGTCGTTACTTTGTCCTGCACCACCTATTCCTCGAAAAATAGCCATATAAACTCCTAAGTCTTTTGGTGAAGGACTCTAACTAAAGCCCTTTAACAAAAGGGGAAGCCCTCCGCAGAGAGCCTCCCTAGCCTAATTAGGCAGCCAACGCAATAGCGATAGCAGCTTCATCACGCAACTCTTTCACGCCATACAGCATGTCAGAGGTGAACAATGTGCCCAAGTACTCTTGCTTGTACTGAGTCTGTGAGCGAACGCCCATTTGCTCAGCCAACACAAAAGCGTCTTTGTGGAACATCATACCGATACGGGTAGTGTTGGTAGTTGCGGTATCAGCGTTAGTGGTCACAAAAACCTTAACACCATACACGTTACCAATTTCACCGTTACGGATAGTGTTGCCACCACCAGTTTCACCAGTAAAGGCTTGCTCAGTGAAACGAGCCAGACCCATCATGGTGTTACGGGCAACAGGGGGCAATACCAACACACGACCGTCCATAGGTACATCGGCATCGTCCAAAGTTTGGATGATTTTACGAATACCAGCGTCAGTGATAGCGTTACCAACGTTAGTACCGTCAACGTAAGCTGTAGAACCGTCACCAGCCAAAACAGCGGCGGTATAGTCAGCAGAACCGTCACCACCGTTAACACCACGACCCAATTGGATCAAGTCGGTGTCAACTTGCTTAGCCAAAGCGTAGCCAGCGTCACCAGTGTAGAACTTACGCAGTGATGCCAAAGCCTGAACTTCGGTGATGTCTTCGATCAAGCGGCTATATTCATAGTGCTTGTTAACCAACACTTGGACTTCTGACTCAGTGGCAGCTTGCAACGTAACTTGGTTAGAAGCAGCTTTCAAAGAGGCAGCGCCACGAGTGGGCTTAGGGATGTGCAATGTGTCGCCCTTTTTGCCCTTGAAGGACATCTTAGAGACGAGGTTTGCCATAACGAGGTTTTGTTTGTAGGCTGCGATGATTTCATCAGACCACAATTCAGGGATAAACGTTGCACCAGTTGTATTGGTGACGTGATTAGTTCCGAGTGCCATTATAAATTACCTTTCAAAATGATTATTTAACACGACCCTCCGCGTATGCCTGCATAATTTCTGGTGCAAGCTGTTCATAGCGGTCTGGGTTCGTTCGCATGAGTTCGATGATGTCGGCTCTGCGATAGGTTTTCTTACTTGATGTCTCACCAGAACCCTTGGTTGAACCAGTGGATGCTGACTTGACTGATTGCTTACGCTGTTGTCGTTCGACTGCGACTGATTGGTCTACCACACCTTGGCGTTCTTTCCAAGTGGATAGCAACTCATGCGCTGCATCGAAATCAAACTGGCGGTCTGCTCGACTAAATAGCTCTTGCCGTACCTTACTCTTAACAACCCATTCTCCAAACGCTGGACTTTGGATCACTTGTTCAAAGTCTGGATGTGCTGCTTTCAGGTTCGCTAATGCCTCAGCCTTCTTCATGTTTACGGAGAGTTGTTCTGCCTCGCGTACCTTCGGATGCTTCTCAATAGCTCGTGCAATTGCCTTGTCGGGATCGGTAAAGAAATCTACCTCGTCCTCGACTTCTGGGGCTTGTTGTTGTTTTGTGACGGTTTGGGCTTTAACAAAGTCATCTACAATCCGTCGAAGTTCCCCGACTTCACTCCCTTGCTTGCCGATTGCGCGTTCAGCTTCTTGATGCATACGAACAATGTCTTTAACAGACTTGCCCTTATACTTCTCAGGAATGTCCTCTTCGTCGTCTTGTTGTTCAGGCTCCTCTGTGGGGTTATCCTGTTCTTGTTCATCCTCGATAGATGAAAACTCTTCGTCTTCTTGTAGCGATTCGTCGCCTTCGTCAATAAATGTTGCCATTAAACTCTCCGTGCTAAATAAGCATTGTGGAATATAATTATGTGCTTATGCTTAGGTCAATCCTGAGCGGCACTCTTCTTTTCCTGCGCTATCTTCTCGTTTCGCTTACGTTCCCATTGCATTGCTGCGCCGGGGAAATCTCCGGTCACGCCCTCTAACTTGACCATTGGCTTGCTAACGATTCGGATTGCAGGTTGACCACACACTTTACATTTGGTTGTTCGGAGTTCCGAGTCAATGTAAGCCTCTGTGAGGTGGTCATCTCCGCAGATAAACTCATAGATACGTTTAGGCATCCTGTAAATCCCTTTCAAAGTCTTCATAACTATCTTTTATGGTAGACTCGTAGGAAAGAATACGGTTAATCGCTTCTAATTGTCCTCTACGGAACCAGAATTGTTTCTCGTCAGGGATGGTTGTAATATCATCGAGTACCTCTTTGTTATCTGAGATGTCTTCGATGAATTGTTTCCACCCATCACGGGTAAATAAATCTAGTAAATTTTCGTAATATCTTTGTAGCTCTTTATCCATCTCTTTATCCTTTCATATCGTGGAGAGATGTTGTAATTATACCACAAATTTACATTTTTGTCAAGTGTTTTATTGTCTATTTCGATTAGAAACTTGCATTGTTGCAATTCTCTCGTTACTAGCAATATCTTCTTGTTTCAATAACAGTTCAGCAATCTTTGCTCGTTTAGCAAATTCAGCCTCATCTGCATTACCTTCTTGTAAATTGTTGGACAAGGCTGCTGCCATCTTAGCCTGAACCACTTGCGGCTCTAACTGAGCTTCAACCATGTACTTCTGGGCACGAGATTGAGCTTCCATCGCCTGAGCTTGAACAAGTTGTAGCTGAGCTTGCATCGTAGCCCTTTGAATTTGTGTCTGCTCTTGCTGCATTTGCTGCTGTTCTTGGCTAGGCTGCAAACTTTGTTGTAGTTGCAACATAAGCTCTTCACGGTTGGACAGACCCATGTTGTCAATAACCGCTGATACCAGCATTGGGTACATTGGGCTATCTTGACCAAGCGTCTGCAACAGTTGAACCAGTTGCGTAACCTCGTATTCACGAGCGATAACACCCAAAGATGATGATGGCACAAACTTGTAGTCTGATACAGGATAGTGATCTGGGTCAAACTGCATATAACGCCAAGCACACTTCTCAATCATAGGGATTAGGAAGGACTCTTGGAAGTTTATCAAGGTACGCTTGTGGCGCTTGATAATCGCTCCCATTGACATTGATACAGCACCAGCAGCAGCGTCACCATTTATAGTGCCGGGGATACCAGCAGCGTCAATAGCGCCTGTAGCCATCTGAACCATCTTCTGCAACTCGCCAGCCTGAGCAAAGGTAACTTGATCTAAGCTACCAAACTTAAACGGCTGTAGAATTTCAGCAGGGTTACCGTTAGTAAGGATTGTTTTGCCCGGGCGAATCTCCAACTTAGCCCCACGAGGCATGCGAGAAGCGTCCATAGCCATCATAGGATGGACGGTAAGGGCTAGGGCATCAATACGTGCGCGAAGCTCAGCATCGAGCGCTTTCTGGCTGTTGTAGCCCTTCTCGCAGATACCGCGACCCCAGAAACGTGATGGGACAACATCCCAAGGGAAAGCCACAACAGGGCGATCCTGCATCATGTAGGGGTTTTCTTCGATCTTCAACAAAGTTTCGCCGTTAGCGATAACCATGATGACCTCGATGTATCCATCCTCGTCGCTTTTGTCTTCTTCTGACCCTAATTCTTCTGCCAACTCGTCCTCTTCGCTTTCGACAACAGCATCGTTGTACAAGTGTTTGGGGACAAGACCATAATATTTGGTCAGTCGGACTTTATCGTCGTCATACGAGGTAAGGTCTTTGTCTGCTTCAATGTCTGAATCAGTATCGGCAGACTCAATATCAACATCGCGATAGATACCATTTTGAATCCCAATCTCTACTTGGTGTTTAGGAACGAACTCGTCAATTGCTACGCCTAATGCATCCTCAATAGAGGTAGCAACAGGGTCAATCAAGAAGTTTTGGGGCAAAATAGGGCGAAGTTTAACAACCACACGCTCTACAATGTTTACGCCAACGGCTTGCATAGCGCCATCCATGATTGGTTGGGTAGCTGGTTTCATTTCCTTGACTTCTTCAAGGACAATTTCACCTACACCAGTGCCAAAAACAGCAGCGTTCAAGATACATTCAGCAACAGCCTTACGTGTCTTGGTAAACTGGAAGTCTTCTGCCAATTGCTCACGCAAATAAGCAATATCTTTACTATCTTTATCGTTGCGGTCATCGCGAATGTCAAACCACTTACCACGACCAAAGGTAGCTTCCTCAACTTCGGCTACTGAACTCTCCACAGCTTGTTGTAGAGCAGGGGAAATTAGGCGTGAACGCTCTGATTCCCGTGTTTTGTCCTCAGCCGACCATTGACCACGCCACAGACGGTAGTACTCATCGAACTTTTGCTCGTAGTTTGCACTGTAGTGGTCGCGCCATTGCTCCACTTTGTCCATGACCCATGCTTCAACCTTCTGGTCACCGAATTTTTCGTTATCTTCCATGTTTTTTCCTTACTTTAGTAATGGATTCTTAAAGTCTTTTTCCCAAGATTTGAAAAATGGGTTAACAAGGTCTTGCTTAGAATCTTCCATCCAACCTTTTTGTCTAGAATCTTCTGGAAATTCTTTTATACTTCCTAAACGTTTTTGAGCGGCTGCTTTTTTTGTAGCTTCTGGTAGTCTAGATACCATGTCTATTAGAATAGAGTAATCTGTTGCTATGCTTGCATTGCGATGAGTACCTTGCTCATCTATCGCTACTGAATATTCTGGGTCTATTAGAGCGTTAGCAGTCATTTCACCAATGGAATAGCCCTGACGTTCTTCTGGTTTGTCTTTTAGAGGGTGTATTTTTTTACCGCCTGCTAAACTTTTTAAATAATCTACATATTTAGAAGACCCTGCCATAGACTCTAAATTACGACGAGCAGCTTGTGCTTGTGCTTCTAAGCCGGGTCTTTCTGGCTCAGCTTCTGGATAAATATCACCAGCTAATTGTTTAGTAGCTTTTAAAAATTGCTCTTCTTCGGATGTTCTATCTTTTTTTGTTGAAATTTCAGCAATCAATGGTTTTAAAACATTTTCATTCCAAGCATGGACATATTCGTGAGCTAATGTATTCCTCTCGTTTTCCATGTAATCGGTATCTCTATCGCTCAGCGTTTCCACAATCATGCTGTTTTGATTAGGATAATAAACAGCACCTGTATTAAGAGAAGCATCTACTCGCGGTGGTAATAACCCTTGCTCTTTAATTTGTTCCCACATAGGAGTAGGGTTAAATAAACCGCTCCTATCCTGCTTAGCACGACGCTCTGCGTAGTATTTTTCTAAATTGCTTGGCATATTAGTCCTTACTTAATTTTGTCGGTAAGAGGATTAAATTTCTCTAATGGGGTGCCTTTTTTATAACCACCTTTTGCGTAGTTCAAAGCATCCTTTTTAGAAGGCATTGGGAGGTAGTTACCAGTTCTCATGTTGTAGTCCATTGCTTGACCACTATCTTCAAACTGATATAACTCACCTGTGGGGAGTCTAACTATAGTTGGAAAAACCACCCAGTTACCATTCTCGTCGACTTCTGCTGCCATACGGTGTGTTGAAATCGAGTTATCATCATTAGTGATATAAGGGTACTTATCTGGATTTGTAATCCTATCTAAAAACTCTGGTTGGTTTTTATTCGGCATATTAGTATCCTGAAATGTCGTCTAGGTACTCGTAATCTTCCTCTTCAAAGTCCAACACGTAAGCTACTTTGGCAAGTTGCTCGATGTAAGACAGCGCGTCAGGTAAATCGTCGTGTACTAGCTTGTTTGGAAATTGAAATAGCTGGTCTAGGAACTCTGCGTTCCAAACACCTTTGTTTAGGGTTACATATCCATTCTCAAAACGCCCTTGCAGCGCCCAGACAACCCTATCTGTCTTCTTCTTGTTACCGTGCGTAAGCTCATCAACCCTAAAGAATGTTTGAGTACGCTTCATTATGTCACTGAGGTAGGGCATAACAGCCTGACGAGCAATACCTTTCTCGATACCAACCGCCACAGGCTCATATTGTTTAACAGCGTCGAAGATTTTCTTGGCTGTTTCCTTAACATCCCACCTACCGTAGATGATTTCAGCAACCCACCAACCTTTTTCGTTGGCTTTAACAACGGCAATAGCTGTGTTGTCGAGTCGGGAGTTCTTAACACCCTTACTTCCCTCTTCCTCAAAACCAGCTAAGTCGACTGCAATGTAGAAGTCACCCTGTTCAGGCTCTTCCTCGTCAAACTTTACCCACTCTTCCTTAAACAACTCTCCTCCGGCGGCTTCGAATGAAGCCATAAATTCCTGCCTGAATGAGAATGAGGACATGCTTTTCTTAGCTGCCTCAATTTCTTTAGGGTCAAGTAGCGGATTGTCGAATGAAGTAAAGTGGAAAGACTTGAACGTCTCATCTTCGCCTTTTAAGCCGTATTGATATAAATCGTAGAAGTGGTTTCGACCCATTGGTGTACCGATAAACATGGCACGACCCTTCAAGTCGGCTAGTGCAGGACGTAAGATTTGTTCCCACACTTCTGGTTTCATGTCAGCGTACTCGTCCATGACCAAGAACTTTAGGCTAACACCTCGCATTGTCTCAGGGCGGTCAGCACCCTTTAGAGAAATCGTCGCACCATTGATAAGTTTAATCTGCAAATTGTTAATATGACTCCCTGTAATGACAGGGTGACCAACTTCCAGAATAGTTTGCCACATGATGTCACGAGCCTGACCTTGTGTTGGAGCGACATAGAATACATGACCTCTCTCGCTTTGCAGCGCTTCAATAATTAGACGGTAAGCAGCCAAACGACTCTTACCTGTCCGACGACCTGCCGCAACGATGTGGAACCGAGTCTCGTCAGCCCACACCTGTTTCTGCCACGGCAACAGTTCAATCTTTAAATCACTCAATGCCTTTTAGGTAAACGGTCTTTTTACCTTCCTTAACAGCACGGAGTACTTGGTTGTTATTCTCACCCTCTTCAAATGAGCAATGAACCCAACCACTATTTGGCTCACCCTCTTCGTAGAATTCAAGGATGAGCTGTTTAAAGGTTAGGTTGTCGATAATCCACTTACACAATTGTTTATTATCTAAGCCGGGCACTTCGAAGTCTGCCGCTAAACCTTTACAATGGTCGCTGGTAGTAGAACCGCCGATAGCTTTGTTTAGCTCTGGTGAGCGGTAACCACTGGTAATGGTAACAGACCCATGAGAGTTACGCACCTTCTGCAACACCATGTCGCATAGGGTGGTTAGGTTGCGAATAACTTCTTCGCTTGGGGTATTGTCGATTCCCCTGCGGATTGCTGTTTCACTTTTAGTTAACTCTTGGAGGCTAAAATTGCGTGAAAGTTTCATTTAGATAACCCTTTTAATTGTTCGTCTTTATCTTTGCTACCAACACTGCTGCCGAAGTAGTAAGAGAGAATTTGTGTGATGGCGGCTGACAAGACGCCTAAGATGTAAATTAGAATATCCTTCGCTTCCGGCTGAACATCAATGAAGATGAGAACAGCGAATAGGGCGAAGGAGAGGATAACAGACCCTAGGGCTAACACAGGGGTTACCACTTTATTCAGGAGAGGTGCTGCCTCGCTAGTCGCTATTTGCAACTCACGGTTTCGGGCGTCACTGCGGTCTTTAACCTCGTTGGCTAACTTCTCCAACTCACCCTCTTGGGCTAGTTTGGTTAGCTCTAATTGCGCCTTGGCTGCTGCCTCTGGGTCGGGGATAAGTTTGTCAATTAACTTACCGCCTATATTTAAAATTGAATCAAGACCGATCATTTACGTCCTCCACATCTATAATGTCGTTATCAATTGAAACTGTCTCGCCAACACCGCTGATAACAATATTGACTGACGGTCTATTACCACCAGCTTTGTCTTTCTCGAAATAGGACATGGGTAACATACGGTCAACCAACAGCTTCCATGCTGCTGCCTGATTCTTATGCTCGTCGTCAAGGGCTGCGTCTAAGATTGAGTCTAACACCTTGCGACTTTTGGGCGATGCCATTAACCGAGCCTTAAACTCCTCGATTGCTGACGCATCTCCTTTGGGTCTACCTACTGGACGTTTCTTTGCTTCTGCTAGCGCAGACTTTGTAGGTCTACCTTTTTTCTTTTGGGCTGGATTGTCCATTGCTGGTTCCTCTATTTAGTCTAACGAGACTATATATCTAAATACTGTTTAGTGTTATTTAGTTTATATAGCTATGAACCATGAGGGAGTAGGTTAACCTATTCTTAGTTCCCCTTTCCGTCATACTCTATATAGTAGACATTATAGCATACTTTTTCAATTTTGTCAAGTCTTTTTTGCAGTTTTTTTTCTCCTTAGCTGTTCAGTCGCGATTGGCTTCTTAACTATCTTACTATAGAGGATTTGCTGCTATATAGGGAAGTACTTCGACATCGACTGCTTCTTTGGTTTCCTTTTCTGGTTAGCCCTCACCAGTTATTCTCCAATGCTAAAAGTGCTTAAAAATTAAGCAGTTAAGTCTTGTTAGCTATATAGGATCTGTCCCCTATTTATTCCTAATTTACCTCTTTTTTGTATCTGGGAGGGTACCGTAAAGTTTAGCAGCAACGCAGCCCCTCCCCGGGGGTCTATCTAGCTTGCTCAGGAAATGGGGACACATCAGAGCTACGCAGTCGATCAAGTCTTATATAAGACATAAGAGCAGTCTTCTATAAGACCTAAGACAACTCTTATATAAGACATAAGATAGGTCTTCTATAAGACATAAGAGACAAGACAAGTCTTCTATAAGACATAAGAGTGAGAGCCGATGCGGGTGCTATATAGCACATACAAGCCTGCCAAGCTGTCACCTACACGACACAATGCAGGCTACAAAGTTATCCACAACCCTGTGCATAACCTTAGCAGGACGTTTCACATTGTGAGATATCCACTGAAACGCGGGATAACTTTTTCTAAGGGGAAGCATAGGGTAAGGGGTGAAAACGGCGTAGCGGGCTTTCTGGTGCGTTCTGGGGGCATTGTGACAGCGCTACCCAAAGGACTACAAAAAACCAAAGATTAGGGTTATTCCTAATAAAAAAAGTAGGGTTGTGGTGTCCGAACAACGAAAAGCACGGCATAATAGATACCAAGGCAGACGACAGTAGTCTCTGACTTACCAAGCAGGCATCACCCTGTAACCCCTGCAAAGGGCGGCAGTAGCCCCCACAAACGCAGGCGCTCATTAACAAGTCATACGGTAAGGCGCTCTGGAATAAGGCGCCGCAATACAGAGTAAATGAATCTTGGTGTTCTAGACTGCATCGTGTAACGCGTTACTAGGTAACAATCGCGATCAAGACGGGTAAACAAGGGGATACAAAGTAAGGCGGCGAGATAAGGCAAAGCGAACCCCGTATGACATAGGGCAACCCTACAATGCCGGTAACGCTACCAAGGGGCTACGATCAATCCTAGTTAAACGATCAAAGCCTACGCGATCCGATGTTATGGGGTTGTTTCTTATGAGCGCTACCAAGTGCCCATAACAAACAATCACAACCAAGGGGAAACTATGAACTACGAAAAAGCGAAAGGCTACGCGGTACAAAAAGGCGAGACAAACGATTGTTCGGTGAAAGCCGTATCAATCGCTTGTGACGTTCCTTACCATGTAGCGCACAAGGCGTTAGCGTTACAAGGGCGAGTAAATCGGCGCGGCGCTTACCACAGGCAAATTGAAAAGGCGATCGAGTCGCTTGGCTTTAAATTTGCACATTTGGTTAACGTCAAGGCGGCAACGTGTGCAACGTTAGCGCGCGATCCTGCCGTACACAAAGGGTTTTTCGTTGCCTACGTTAAGCGCCATATATTGGCAGTTGTTGACGGCAAAATCGAGGATTGGACAGCGACTAATTGCCGCCGCCGCCTTGAAGGTGTTTACAGAGTAGTGCCTGCTGTTAGCCGTAAGGAACGCGCCGAGCGCAAAGCAAAGATAATGAAGGGGTAACACATGAAATTAACAAAACTAACGCCAAGCCTCTGGTTAGGGAACGGCTACGGGAACGAGACGGCTACATGGGCTATAAAAGGGGCAGAGCATATCCATATTGTTAAACACGGGCTTTTCTGGAAGGCTATAAATACAAACACCAACAAAACGTTGGTACGTCATTGCGATAGTAAAAAACAAGTGTTGGAATTATTAACGCAAGGGTAACAAGCGAAGCCCCTATACTGGGGTTTCTCTGGCTATCTTTCAACAACGTCAAAAAGGGGAAAATTATGATTCGCATTTCAAAAACGTCAAAGCTGGACGGTATCTTGTCTTGGTCGTTGCAGGCTATCGAAACGTGCCCTGCTTCAATCGGCGCGGACGGCGCTCTGGTGCCTGCCTGCTCTGGTTGCTATGCCACAACGGGAAATTACAACTTCAAAAACGTCAAAGCCCCACGGCTCGAAAATAAAAGCGATTGGAAACGTGACGGCTGGGTTGCCGATATGGTGCAGGCGCTCGATAGTAGCCGTTACTTTCGTTGGTTCGATTCGGGCGATATGTACGCGCTCGAATTAGCCGAGAAAATCTATGCTGTTATGCAGGCGACGCCTTGGTGCAAGCATTGGCTACCGACGCGCATGGCGAAGTTTGCGAAGTTTGCCGATATCATCGCCAAAATGCAGGCGTTGGACAACGTTGTTGTGCGCTTTTCGAGCGATAGCGTCACCGGTGAATTCGACAGTCGTCACGGTTCGGTCATTATCGACAATCCCGAAGTGTTGCCCGCCGGCGCTACCTTGTGCCGCGCGTACGAGAACGAGGGCAAGTGCAACGGTTGCCGCGCCTGCTACAACAAGGACGTTGCTGTCATCGCATACCCTGCCCACGGCGTTAAAATGCGCCGCGTTATCAACATTTTGAAAGCGAAGGTCTAAGATGATTCGATTAAATTGGATGTTCTTTCACGGTTCGCACTGGTTTCAATGCTTCGATACAGAAAAAGAAGCGTTAGATTATGCGAATCAGTGTGACTTATTAACAATGCACACCGTCGATAAAGTGTGGTTATCATCCGACAGCGGCGATGTTGTAATCCGGCAGAAACCATGGTTAAATGAAAAAAGCTAAGGGGGTAACATGAAAAAAGCATTTATAGAAGGCGCGTTCTACGCCTTATACGTGTTCGTCGGCGTCGTACTGCTGGCGGCTTATTTTGACGTTTTGTATCTTTAAGGGGCTACCATGCAACAAGTGACAATTAAACAAGCGAAGCAGGGCGATTATGTAAAGCGTAAACCCGACGCCAGAACGGTTTATATACGCCTGGGCTATGACCGGACAACGAAAACCTATTGTTTGCAGGATTATGAAGACATAAACCGGTTCATTTACTTGAAGGGCAACAAGCCCGTGTTTGTTGGTTTTGACTTTTAAAGGGGTTACCATGTTTACATTTGAAGACAATCAGGAAAACAAAAAAGGTTTCGATATCAGGAACGAGAACGGCGAGCTTGTGGGCACGTTGTCGCTGTTAAAGATAGGCAAACTAGACGACGCAAAAGACGCATCGTATTTCACGGCTTTTTACCGCATGACAGTCGAAGTCGAAGACGACGATCAAATGCCCTCATACGACGATTTATATGACTTCTGTTATGAGTTGTTCTACATGGATACAAACAGGGCGGGCGGCTTGTTCTGCCACCGTGTGAGCTTGTTTAAAGATGAAACGTTCAACGGGCAGTTAGTCGTTGGCGCACACTATGGTTTCGACGTTTAAAAAGGGGTTACTATGTATCGACGTTACATCACAAAATCGAAGGCAGGGCACTACCGCTTGACTTTAAAGGCGTTAGATGCTCCAATCAAATTGACCGATGATCGCGGCTGGTCAACCAAAGAGCAAGCGTTACAAGCCGAGCCGTTATTGGCATGGCGTATTGAAGTTTACAAGGGGTTAATAAAATGAAAACGTTACAAGACGCACAAGACGCCATTACACAAGCAACGGGCATCATCCGCGAGCTTATCATGGCAGACAAGCTAGAAGGCGAACTAGACAATCGCTTTATCGCTTTTCTGGACTTTTGGGACGATATCCACGAGTTAGACCAGACTTTACAGAATTGGAGCGAAGACAAGGAGAGCGTTAAGCGCGTTCTAATCTATGATGCTATGACAGCGGAGGGTGACAGCTATGATGATTGAAATGCGACCAGACCTAGCAGAAGCTGGGGTTGAAATTCCAGCGTTCGACAGCGTTGCCCATCTTGTCGATTATATGGACGCAGAGAAGCTATCAGAAGCGACGTTGGTGGGTTTCGTTGAACCCCATTATTTTCTTGTTGACTTGAAGGACGGTAGACAGTTATACTTTGTCTCGTGTGATGTTTTAACCAAGGAGTAACTAAAATGAAATTAGACCATGTATTGTTAGCCAGCGAGGGTAAGTTTGTTCGGGTGACCTTTATCAAGAAGGACGGTTCAACGAGGGTTCTAAACGGTCGCCTAGGCGTTAAAAAGCATTTGGCTGGGGGTGTATCTACCCTTGATGCTGAAAAGTTTGTGACGATCTACGATATCCAAAATAAGGGCTATCGTGCAGTTAACCGCGAGACGATCCAAGAAGTTGCGATTGATGGGGTTATCTATGTGGCTTAACTTTTTTCTGGTGGCGGCTTTGGTCGCCTTTTTATCCTTGTCCCACTACCTTTAAAGGGGTTTACCATGCACTCAGACGATTTTTTAGACATAGTTGCAGACCAAGTATTGAACGACGTTTCCGATGGCGATATCACGGCTTTGTTCGAGCTATTGGACGCGCTACCGCGAGAAGTGTTGATTGGCTATCTGTCCGAATCACGCCTACAAAAGGCGTTAAAACGCGGTATCGTCACACAAGATGAAGCAGACGAGCAAGAGTTGGAACACTACCTAGGGGTTTAACATGAATTGTTACAAAGTACTCGTAAAGAAAATCGAATACAGCTATGCAGTTATGACAGTCGTTATGGATGAAACCGAGGACGACGAGGTGGTGACGGCTGTCATGGATTCATTGGACGCTGACGATTTAAACTTCAAATTTGATGACCAGCAAGTGGAGATAGAGGAAATCAGGGATCACAAAACAACGCGGGTTATCAATTTGGAGTCTATGTATGTATGAAATCCGCACAAAGTGGTCGAACATGGTTGTCTACCGGACGACAGAACGAGCTAATGCGCTCTATTGGATGGAAGAAAACAACCAAGAGGGGGTCTTTAAACTTGTAAAAGTAAAGAGTGTATGATATACTTTGTGTTACTCATACTTTTTGTTTTATTGATTGGAATTACCGAATGAGATGCTCATGTTGTAACGTGATGTTGACAGATTTTGAGACTACCATGCGACGAGCTAGTAACAGCGAATTCATGGATATGTGCGAAAAGTGTTTGTCAACTATTGAAGACGACGTAAAAGTGATAACGCGCGAAGACTTGCGTAACGAGGTTGGCACAGATGTTGCTAACTATATAGACTGTTTTGACCTAACGAGGGGATATGATGAATAATATTGAAGAGACTACTTTGTACTATACAGTCCATGACGCTATTGATGTTGTAAACGCAATAGGGTTACACAACTTTTTGGAGAGTTTATTCAAAGAGTCAAAACAGCGTTCGTTGACCATTGAAGAGATTGAGGCGATGCAAACACTGCACGACAGTTGGGAGCTTTAATGCCAAACTACAAAAAGACACACATACCCTGCGAACACTGCGGCAGTAGTGATGGGGCTGTTATCAACGAGGACGGGTCGAAGTATTGTTTTGTTTGTCAAACGAGAGATAAACCCGAGAACGGATTTTCAATGCCTACCTATACCGATGTATCAACTACATCAAAAAAACCCGTTATGAGCCGTTCTGATGCGTTTCAGAGCGGTATTAGCGACAGGAGATTGGCTCTAAAGACCATTGAAGACTTTGGGGTTCAGTTAACACCAGATGGGGAGGTGTTGTTTCCCTACTTTGACAAAACAGGCAACCACGTCGCCAACAAGGTGCGAAGTAAAGACAAGCAGTTTAAGGTCGAAGGCGATTGGAAGGTATCTACCTTATTCGGTCAAAACAACTTTGCGAAGGGCGGTAATATCGTCACCATTTGCGAAGGTGAGTTTGATGCTTTGAGCGCGTACCAGATGATGGGCGGTAAACAACCCGTTGTCAGCATTCGTTCGGGTGCTCAGTCGGCATTGAGTGACTGTAAGGCGGCTTATGAATGGCTCGATTCATTCGACAAGGTGTTAATCTGCTTTGACAATGATGAAGTTGGTCGTGAAGCTGCGAACAAGGTTGCCGAGTTGTTTGGCGGTAAGGCTTTGCTGTTCAGGCATAACCAGCAGTACAAGGACGCTAGCGACTGGTTGGTCGATCGCGCCGAGGTGTTATTCTCTCAGGCTTGGTTGGCATCGGAGAAGTACAAACCAGAGGGTATTGTCACTATCAGCGATATCAAGGAGCGTTTGTTAACCCCACCAGTGCCTGGTGTACCTTGGTGTTTTCCTACGCTAACAGGGCTTACATACGGGCGTCGTAAGGGTGAGCTATACGCGTTCGGTGCTGGTGTCGGTGTCGGTAAGACTGACGTTTTCACACAGCAGATCGCCTACGATATCGAGACGCTAAACAAGAAGGTCGGCGTTATTTACCTAGAACAAAACGTGGTCGAAACAGGGCAACGAGTGATGGGTAAGCTAGACCAGCGTTTGTACCATGTTCCTGATGCTGATTGGAACCGTAAGCAGTACGAGGAAAGCGTAGAGCGTTTGGAATCGCGTGAGCAACTGTACATGATGGAACACTTCGGTGCTATGGATTGGAAGACAATCAAAGGCATCATCAAGTATTTCAACAAGGCATACGATATCGAACATATCTACCTAGACCACCTGACAGCGCTATCGGCGCAGGAACAGGACGAGCGTAGAGCGTTAGATGGAATTATGGCTGACATGGCGTCGTTGGCGCAGGAGCTAGGTGTAATCATTCACTTCATTAGCCACCTAACCACACCAGAGGGTAAGAGCCACGAGGAAGGCGGTCGAGTGATGGAGAAGCATTTTACCGGCAGTCGAGCCATCGCACGTTGGAGTCACTATATGTTTGGTTTGGAGCGCAACAAACAGCACTCAGACCCGATTAAGCGGCAGACGACAACATTCAGGGTGTTGAAAGATCGGTTTACTGGTCGGGCAACAGGGATTAAATTTGGCTTGCAATATAACCAAAACAATGGTATACTGCGCGAAGCTGATCTAATAGAGGATGAAGCGTTATGATACAAGGTAGTTTATTTGGTCAAGAGATGGCAAAGTTGGCGGCAGATAAGGCTGGCGCTGAGTGGAAGAAACAAGCGTTGTCTGCTTTTGTTGACTACGCCACAAGGAATGACACATTCACGACAGAAGATGTACGCCTAGCCAATGATTACTTAGGTGAACCATCTGATAACAGGGCTTGGGGCTATATTGCGACAGCGGCTAAAAAGCAGGGAGTTGTTAGAAAAGAAGGTTATGCACACGCAGTGAGTAAAAATGTTCACGGCAGTATAATCAGTCTTTGGAAGTCGCAGGTTTATAATGGTTGAGCAGGTTATCGTTGGCGCTACTGGTCTTGGTTATCTTACAGTAGGAATACTGCAATGGGCTAAGGGTGAAGGCGCTAACGGTATGATATGGATTGGCTACGCATTTGCACAGGTGGGATTATGGCTAAACTTGAAGTGATTAAACAGTATGGGTATAACGAGCATGGTGTTTGCATCAACCCTTTTGGTGTTAAACCTCTATGGGTACAGAAGCTGGCTGAGCGTATTCGTTGTAACCACATTGTAACTACAGCAGAGGAGGCACCATTTTGAAAGAGAAGAACACATGAGCATTGAAGCAATGAAGAAGGCGGTTGAGGCGTTGGAATACATCGACAACAACTACACGAGTCTGCCTAAAATTGGTAACGAAGCCATCACCGCACTACGACAAGCCATATGTGAGCAATTGGGTCTGCCGGACGCTGATATGACAGAGCTTGACGAGGATGGCGTGCCCTTTAACCACTACATCGAAGCCAAACTAAAAGAGAAGAACACATGACCGACAAAGTTAGTGGTGACGGGGCTGCCTACGTTGACCACGATTACTACTGGCGACCGATAGAGACAGCACCTCATGGGGTTAAGTTACAGCTACTAAGCATTTACGGCGTAGCCTCACACGGGTTGTTATCTCCTGCTATAATTGAAGATGGGTTCTGGATTGGCTGGACACCCTTACCTAAACGAAGGAAAGAGAATGATTGACAACATCACCTTGTGGCACAAACGCGCTAGACCAGAGCCGACACACAAAGATTTCAACGTTCAGTTAGGCTGTCATATCGAGGAGTTTATCGAGATGATGGATGCGCTAGGGATTGAGTGGGATCAAGACACCTACCTACGCGATGCTGTTAATACGTTGACCGATTTCGCTGATGCGTTGAAGAGCGGAGAAAGAACCGCCCCTGATGTTAACCGTAAGGAGCTTCTTGATTCATTAGCAGATCAGGTGGTTACGGCAGTCGGTGTCGCTCATTGCGCTAAGATGGATATGGTAGCGGCTTGTCAAGAGGTTAACGACAGTAATTGGTCTAAGTTTAACTACAAGGGTTTCCCTGAGTTTGACGACAATGGTAAGATTAAGAAGGGTGAGCGTTATCGCAAGCCAAACTTGGAAGGAATGTTTTGATGAAAGACGTAACAGAAACACTAGATACACGAGGTAACCGCTATGGGGAGTATCACAACGTGTCAACAACAGCGCAACAGCTAAAGGAAATCTTGCGTGATGGCGCTAGTTGGAGTATAATGGAACCCTATATGCAGGAGAGCTTGGACTTGATTGCCAACAAGCTAGCCCGTATAGTTAATGGTGACCCATTCTATGACGACAGTTGGCACGATGTGGGCGGTTATGCTAAACTTGTGGAGATTGAAATTGCGAAAGGATAGTGATGGAGAATGTTATCGAGTACACTTCAATCGAGTTCTACGACAACAACCGTATGGTTTATGTCTATACAAATGAAAACAAGATGACACATATAAAATGTCATGTAGATAAGATAGAAAAAGATGGGACAATCATATCAGGATGGTTCTTACTAAAACCTAAAAAGGAGTAACCGTGGACTTAGTTCTCGATATCGAGACAGACAGTAAGCAGACCAAGATTTGGCTGTGCTATACCCATAACAGCGACACAAACGAGTACGTATGTCACACAACACCAGATACACTCATACCCTTGATAAACAAAGCCGACAGGCTGATCGGGCACAACTTGATCGGCTTCGACGCACCAGTTTTAAACAAGCTGTGGGAAACGAAGATTGGATTGAAGAAAGTGAGAGATACTTTGATAATGTCAAGGCTGCTCAATCCAAGCATCGAAGGGGGTCACAGTTTAGAGGCATGGGGAAAGAGGTTGGGGAATCATAAGGTCGAGTACACACGTATTTGGCATTGGATAAAAGGACTACCGTATGATAAGGTTTCTACTGATCCTTATGATGATCCACATGATAGCCTCAATCGGTTTTATTGTAAGCAGGACGTAGCAGTTACCGTACAACTGTTTCGTATGTTAGAAGCGGAGCTACAAGGTTGGGGCGAAAGCGTACAACTGGAACATCAAGTTGCCGCTATTTTGAAAAGGCAGGAACAACATGGTTTTAAATTCGATAAACAGAAAGGTGAGGTTTTGCTTGCTCAGCTTACAGGCGAGGTTGCTGATATTGAAAGCAAACTGCAAAGTGTCTTTCCACCAATTGTCGAAGAACGAGTTAGTGAGAAAACTGGAAAACCTCTTAAAACTAAGGTGACCCCATTCAACCCCGGCAGTCGACAGCAAATTGCAGAGCGGCTACAAGGGTTGGGTGTTAACTTCACTGAGGAAACAGAGAAGGGTTCTACCATCATCAACGAAAAAGTTCTGGAAGGTATTGATCTACCAGAAGCTAAGTTGATTGCACGTTACCTGATGTTGCAAAAGCGTATATCGCAGATCAACAGTTGGTTTGACGTTGTTAAGGAAGACGGTAGGGTACACGGTAGGGTGATAACAAATGGAGCCGTGACGGGGCGTATGACGCATATTAGCCCTAACATGGCACAGGTTCCCAACAGCGGCTCAGAATATGGGGCAGAGTGTCGGGAATTGTGGACGGTCGATGCTGGCAACAAGTTAGTTGGTATCGACGCTAGTGGTTTGGAGTTGCGGATGTTGGCGCACTATATGCAGGATGCTCGATATACAAACGAAATCCTGAATGGTGATATACATACCGCAAACCAGAAGGCAGCAGGGCTAGAAAGCCGTAATACAGCGAAGACGTTTATCTATGCTTTCCTGTACGGCGCTGGTGCTGCGAAGATTGGTTCTATCGTTGGTGGTAGTGAGCAGGAAGGCAGAAAGCTAATGAATCGCTTCTTGAAGAACACACCAGCGTTGAAACAATTGAAAGAGAAGGTCGGTAGGCTTGCCGCGAAAGGTTATTTGCCGGGCTTAGATGGTAGACATTTGTTAGTGCGAAGCGAACATAGCGCATTGAATACTTTGTTACAAGGTGCAGGGGCAATTTTAATGAAAAAATCCTTGGTTATCTTGAATAATAAGTTAAAGTGTGGTATAATAGACGCTAAGTTCTGTGCAAATGTCCACGACGAGTGGCAGGTGGAAGTCCCAGAAGAGGATGCAGAAACGGTAGGTAAGATGGCGGTAGCAGCTATCGAGGAAGCAGGCGTGGCATTAGGGCTGCGGTGCCCCGTAACAGGAGAATATCATGTAGGCGCTAACTGGAAGGAAACGCATTGATTGATGAAACAAACTTGGCAGATGCTTTGGATGGTGCTGAGAGCATCATTCTTATCACAGAGAAAGACGGTGAAGTGCATCTAACTTTCAACCAAGAACTAAGTCAGATGGAAGTGCTGGATATGCTAGCGCTGGTTACATCAAGTTTTTACGAAGTTGCTGACGAAGGCGACAACAACCCAATTCACTAAGGAGTTATTTATGAACACAAACGCAATCAAAATTAAAGCTGATGTTATGTGGGCTTTCTTGAACAAGCCAAACGAGATGTCTGGTCGCTATCAGGTCGATCTGTGCAACTTGTCAGAGAAGGCAGTCCAGGCGTTAGAGCAAACTGGTATTGAAGTCAAGAACAAAGAAGGTAAGGGGTTCTATATCACTTGTAAGAGTAAGCGTCCTATGAGTGCTTACGATGACGGTGGCTCACCTCTTGAAGGCGATATCCTTGGTAACGGCTCAAAAGCAGCCGCTATCGTTGAACCTTACTCTTGGGCGTGGAAGGGTAAGCAGGGTGTTAGCCCATCCCTGAAACGGTTGGTTGTCACTGAGCTAGTTCCATACACAGGAGGCGGCGCTGTCGCTCTTGCTGACGACGAGTTGCTGTAATGATTGCCCTACTTGATGCAGATATTCTCTGTTATCGGGTAGGGTTTGCTACTGATGATGAGCATGAGAATACCGCTATCGAAACAATGGCGGTGTTTCTCGAAGATTTGTTGATGTTTGATCTGGTAGATACCGATGACCACGAGTTATTCCTAACAGGCAAAACAAACTTTCGTAATGACATTGCGGTAACAGCACCTTACAAAGGCAACAGGAAGGATGTTAAGAAGCCGAAGCACCTACCTCTCCTACGGGAATATTTACAAACGGCATGGGGCGCTAGTGTTAGTGAAGGACAAGAGGCAGATGACGACATTTCAATTCGAGCGACAGAGCTTGGCGAAGAAGCCATCATTGTGTCGATTGACAAAGACTTTATGCAGGTTCCGGCATGGCACTACAACTTTGTGAAGAAGGAAAAGAAGAAGGTAACACCAGAGGAAGGGTTGCGGTTCTTTTACAGGCAGATTCTTATGGGCGACGCAGCAGACAACATCAAGGGAATTCCGCGTGTTGGTGCAGTGCGCTCGGAGAAGATGCTTGCGCCTTTCCAGACGGAGAAAGAGTTCTATGCGTGTTGTGTGGAGGCTCTGGGAAAAGAACGTGTTTTAGAAAACGGCAGGCTCTTGTGGTTACGCAGGAAGCCCAACGAACTATGGGAGCCACCGAATGAAGAAGTTTAAACTAGCGGGGTGTATATGGGATGTAGTAGAAACAGATATGCCTGACCTAGGCGCTACAAACCCAGATGCCTGTAAGATTTTGATTAACAAGAGGCTGACAGGACAGGATCGCGCCGTTACCTTTTACCATGAGTTAGTTCATGCGATCTTGTTCACTATGGGTGAACGTGACCATGACGAGCGATTTGTAGAAGGTTTCGCTCAGTTGTTATACCAGTATGAGCAACAGAAAGTATAACGACGGTGAATGGACAGAAGCTAGGTTTAGGGCTTTCATAATCTCAGCGTTACGTGCTTACATGAAGCGCTTCCCGCCAAAGTGGAAGGCTCTGAAAGACGCATCGGTTGGTAAGAAGACAAATAAACTGAGTGGTAGGTTAGCTGAACACTATTTGTGTGCTAGTTGTGGTGGGTTCTTTATTGCTAGAAACGTTCAAGTAGATCATATTGATCCTGTGGTTGACCCTAAAGTTGGGTTCGAGGATTGGTGGACATACATGAACAGACTTTACTGTGAAGCTGAAAACCTACAAGTGTTATGTAAACCATGCCACAAAGAGAAAACAGCAGAAGAACGAAAAGAGAGGAAGAAGAAATGAACGTGAAGTTAGTGTGGGTTACCCCCGACGCGGAGGAGAAGGTAGCGTACATGGCTCGTGTTTCAAACCCTAGTAATCAGGATAACAAAGAGACTGCTCCAAAGCTACTCCGATACCTGATGAAACACAAACACTGGTCACCTTTTGAGATGGTTAACGTCTGTATGGAGATTGAATGTACACGAGATATTGCGCGACAGATTATTCGCCACCGCTCGTTTAGCTTTCAAGAGTTCAGTCAGCGTTATGCGGAGGCTTTCGACATGGAGTATGGTGAGGTTCGTTTGCAGGATGAAAAGAATCGGCAGAACAGCCTCCCTACCCAAGATCGAGAGCTACAACGTTGGTGGGATGAGCAACAGGCGGTAGTAGTCGCACAGGCTCGTTACTCTTATGGTGCTGCCCTTAACAACGGCATCGCTAAAGAGGTGGCTCGTAAGTTATTACCGGAAGGGTTAACAATGAGTCGAATGTATATGAATGGCACACTGCGGAGTTGGATGCATTATGTAGACATTCGCTGTGATGAAGCAACACAGAAGGAACATCGAGCAGTCGCGGATAAATGCAAAGCAATCCTGACTGAACAGTTCCCCAGTATTTATGGAGGTTAACATGGAAGATAAGCAGTACTACCATTTTAAGAAGACTAGCTCGCGACCTAGCGTGACAACAACCAGCGAACACTTTTACGTTTGTAGCGAAGATGCAAGGTGGGATGATGTTATGCGACAGTTTGCCGCGTTCCTAGATTCTTGTGGTTATGTCGGCGTCTACGAAAAGGTTGACCTTATGTTGGAAAACTATTGGGACGACGGTAAATGAAAATCTTAGTTATTCCTGACTGTCAAGTAAAGCCGGGAGTAGCTACCGACCACCTTACATGGGCTGGAAAGGCTATCTGCGATTATCGACCAGACGTTGTTATCAACATTGGCGACTTTGCAGATATGCCCTCTTTGTCAACCCATGATAAGGCTGGTAGTAAATACTTTGAGGGTAAGCGGTACAAAGATGACATTGCCGCTGCTCAGATAGGTATGAAGAAGCTACTTAAACCGTTGCGCGACTTACAGGCAACACAGAAGGCGACAAAGCACAAGGTTTACAAGCCTCGTATGATTTTAACAATGGGTAACCATGAGAACCGCATCAACCGCGCAGTGGCTAACACGCCTATGCTCGAAGGTGTTATTTCGACTGATGACCTTAACTACAAAAAAGATTGGGAAGTATATGAATTTCTTAAACCTGTTTTTATCAATGGTGTTGGTTTCTGCCACTACTTTCCAGTTGGTGCTATGGGTAGGGCAGCCAGCACTGCTAGTGTTATCGTTAATAAGCTCCATATGTCTTGTGTTGCTGGGCATCAGCAGGGTAAACAAGTTGCTTACGGCAAAAGAGCAGACGGGACGGCAATCTGTGGAATAATTGCTGGTTCGTTCTACCTACACGACGAAGATTACATGGATCAACTAAGCAACACACATTGGCGAGGGTTGGTCATGTTAAACGAAGTCAAGGATGGAGCGTTTGACGAGATGTTTCTTTCTATGAATTACTTACAGAAGAAATATGCTGACACTCCCTGACATTTGTGATAAACTCAAACGTCTGGACGAGGTGACAATCTTGGAGTTGTTAGAGATTAACAGCGAAGAGATTGTTGCCAAGTTCCAAGACCGTATCGAAGACATGGCTGATTATTTAGAGGAACTACTTGATGACAATTAAAATCAACTTGGAGCGTGACAAGCTGTTCGATGCTTTAGGCATCCAGCGACTACGCGAAAGTTACATGATGGAACACGAGGTTAGCCCACAGGAGAGATTTGCTTATGTATCGGAGGCTTTTAGCAGCGACCCTGCCCATGCTCAGCGACTTTATGAGTATAGTAGTCAGCATTGGCTCAGTTATAGCACTCCTATTCTTTCTTTTGGTCGTTCAAAGCGTGGACTACCTATTAGCTGCTTTCTCAACTATATGGAGGATAGCGCAGAGGGTTTGGTCGACAACCTTTCTGAGACTAATTGGCTTAGCATGTTGGGCGGCGGTGTCGGTGTTCATCTTGGGATTCGCAACAGTGATGATAAGTCAACTGGTGTTATGCCTCACCTCAAAATGTACGATGCTTCCTCCTTGGCATATCGTCAGGGCAGAACACGCCGTGGTTCTTACGCTGCTTTTCTGGACATCTCTCATCCTGACATTATCCAATTCTTGGAAATGCGTAAGCCGACCGGAGATCAAAACCTACGCACTCTTAACCTTAATCACGGGATCAATATCAGTGATGAGTTTATGGAGATTATTGAGCGTAGCATGAAAGACGGTGACGCCAACGATGACTGGGAATTAAAAAACCCCGCCAATGGCGAGGTCGTGGAAGTGGTTAGTGCTAAGGCGTTGTGGCAGAAGATTCTGGACTTGCGTATGCAGACAGGTGAGCCGTATCTGATTTTCATTGATACAGCTAACCGTGCATTACCATCTTGGCTGGATGACAAGGGATTGAAGATTAACGGGTCAAACCTATGCACCGAAATCTTCTTACCTACCAGTGCAGATCGGACAGCGGTGTGCTGCTTGTCTAGTGTTAACTTGGAGTACTATGATGATTGGAAAGATAACAAACAGTTTATTCCAGATATTATGGAAATGCTTGATAATGTTATTGACTATTTCATCAATAATGCTCCTGACCATATTCGTCGTGCTGTTCGTTCTGCTACCAATGAGAGGTCTGTTGGACTTGGTTCTTTAGGTTTCCATGCCTACTTGCAGAAGAACAACATACCGATTGATGGTGTTATGTCTAAACTGACTAACAAAGATATTTTTAGTCACATTAACAAGGAATGTTTACGTGCAGACAATATTCTGTTTCGCAAGAGAGGCGCTTGCCCGGATGCAGCTTGGTCTGGGGTTGACCGCCGTTTTAGTCATCACATGGCTATTGCTCCCAATGCTTCTTCCAGTCTTATTATGGGTAACACTTCGCCATCCATTGAGCCGTATCGAGCAAATGTATTTAGGCAGGATACTCTAAGTGGCGCGTTTGTCTACCGTAACCGATTCTTGTCTAAACGTCTTGCTGAGCTTGGTATGGACGACGATGACACTTGGGCTTCTATTATTGCCAACGATGGTAGCGTTCAGCATTTGGGCGTACCAGAGGACGTAAAGGAAGTGTTTAAAACAGCGATGGAGATTGACCAGCGATGGTTGGTTGAACTAGCAGCAGATCGACAGGAGTTTATCGATCAGGGACAGAGTGTTAACCTATTCTTCCGACCCGATACAACGATTGCCTACCTACATGCTGTTCACTTCATGGCGTGGAAGATGGGGTTAAAGAGCCTGTATTACCTGCGTAGCGATAAGGTGCGTAAGGCAGACAAGGTTGGTGCTCAGATTCAACGTCAGCGTATTGAGGAGACTATTGACATGACAGCCATTGCAAACGGGGAAACATGTCTCGCTTGCGAAGGTTAAGCTGGATTAGGTGGTTAGAGATAATCACCTGTCTACACATTATTGTTAACGTATGGAGACATTGGTAATGAAGATATTGAAGTTTTATGCAGACTGGTGTGCCCCTTGTAAGGCGCTCAGCGCTGTTATCAGCAAGGTTGAGCATGACATACCTATGGTAGAGATTAACGTGGATACAGACCGCGAGACAGCCGCTTTCTATGGCATCCGCACCATCCCAACAATGCTGCTTATCGATGAGAATGAAAACATTGTTAACCGCAAGGGTGGTACAATGACAGAGGAACAGTTTCGAGAGTTTTTAAAGGGATAACATGAAGCCACAGTTAACAGAAGAGCGAAACACATTCAAGCCATTCAAGTACCCGTGGGCGTATGATGCTTGGTTGCAACATGAGCAAAGCCATTGGCTACACACAGAAGTGCCGATGGGTGAGGACTTAAAGGATTACCAGAAGAAGCTGAACAAACAAGAGAAAGACTTCCTGACCAAAATCCTACGATTCTTTGTGCAGGGTGACTTAGACATTGGGGACGGGTATTACACACACTACCTACCTGTGTTTAAACAACCAGAAGTGCGGATGATGATGAGTGGTTTTGCTGGACGCGAGGCTTTGCACGTTGCTGCCTATGCCCACCTGATCGAGACTCTGGGACTGCCTGAGAGCACCTACAACGAGTTTATGCAGTACGGTGAGATGGTAGAGAAGCACGAGTATTACCAGAACCTTGGTGACGCTCCTGTTGCGGAGAAGATAGCGACAATATCCGCATTTGGTGAGGGTATGCAACTGTTCTCCTCGTTTGTCATGTTGTTGAACTTTGCTCGCCACGGTAAGCTGAAAGGCTTGGGTCAGATCATCGCATGGAGTATCGTAGATGAGACGCAACACGCTGAGGGGATGATTAAGGTGTATCGCGAGTGGGTGAAACAAAACCCAGACGAGAGCACCAGCGACCGCATCAAAGAGATTGCTCAGGAGATGGTAGCCTTGGAGGACAAGTTCATCGACCTTGCCTTTGGGATGTTTGATGTTGAGGGTTTACGTGCAGAGGAAGTTAAACAGTACATTCGTTACATTGCTGATCGTCGGTTGATTAGCATGGGAATGAAGGGTGTGTTTAAGGTGAAGAAGAATCCGCTGCCGTGGGTTGACGGTATGCTTGGTGTTAGTCATACCAACTTCTTTGAACAACGTGTAACAGATTACTCTAAGGGCGCGACCAAAGGCTCTTGGGATGACGTATGGGGGAAAGCAGCTTAAATGGTAACAAAAAAACGAGTAACAGAGCCAGAGCAAAAGCAAAACAGCTTGAAGATGCGACTGGACGACATGATAACAATATCACCCAAAACAGAGAAACAGAAAGAGTTCTTTGACGCCTACCAACAGGGTCATTACTTCTGTGCTCTGTCTGGGGTGGCTGGTACGGGTAAGACCTACATTGCTTTCTACAAGGCATTGGAGGAAGTCATGGACAAGAGCAACCCCTACCAGCGTCTTGTTATCATTCGTAGTAGCGTCCAGAGCCGTGAGATGGGTCATCTGCCGGGCGATGCAGAAGAGAAAATGAACCAGTTTACAGAGCCGTATAAACAGATAGCGGCTGAACTGTTCAAACGCAAAGATGCTTGGGATCGGTTAGTCGAGCAAGGATATGTGGAGTTCCTCTCTACCTCGTTTATTCGGGGTACAACGTTTAACAATGCTATTGTTATTCTGGATGAGAGTCAAAACTGTACAATGCACGAGCTAGACACAATCATTACTCGTATCGGTCACACCTCAAAGTTCTTCCTATGTGGAGATTACCGACAGGTTGACCTAACAAAGAAGAATGACAAAAGCGGGTTGTTGGAGTTTCTAACCATTCTGCGTACAATGAAAGAGTTTACAGAGATTGAGTTCTCAGTCGCTGACATTGTTCGTAGTAGTCTGGTTAAGAATTACATCATTGCAAGAATTAAACACGAGGATAGTAAATATGAGCTTACACATTAACATGCGCCTAGGTATTGGTTTCGACATTGAGCACAACGACAATATCTGTCATGTGGTTGGCGATGAAGAGGGACGGTTTATTGCAGCCTACGAGGGTTTGTTAATTAAAATCCCATTCTTCTCCATCTACATTGGTGAGTTCTCCGAACTAGATGATGAAGTCTTAGAAATTCAAGACTAAAAAAAAAGCCCCGAAGCATTTCTGCCTAGGGGCTTTTTTGTTACTTAGGTGGCTGGTAAGAATCCCAGTCAAAGTTTAGTGGGCTAAAACTAAACGTATCCGGTATTGGTTCTCCCTTGTCAGGGTCGCCATACAGAATTCTATCTACTTCTTTTATATACTGACTATTCAAGATACCTTCGTTTTGCAGTACTTTTAGGTTTTGAGCCAAGATAGAACCGCCAAACTTAGGATTACTTTGAGCTTTGGTAATACCAGCTAAAGCATCCATAGCATTTTTGTTTGTGACCGCTCTAGCAAGTAAACGTGGAGTGATGATTAACACACCAGCTTGTAAGCCTAGGTTGCCTAAGTCAATATACTGCCGCGCATCCTCGTTCAATGCCAAGTAAGCAGCACCCGCAGTGGCTACACCAGCAACACCACCAACTACACGATTTCGTAGGACAGTGCCCTGAGCCGCTTCTGGTAAACCAATCTGAACAGTCTTCAACAGGTCAGTTACTTTCTTGCGTGTTTCGCCTTCTGGGAACAGGAAGTTAAAAGTCTTTGCAAACTCTTTATCATCCGAATATCTCTTAGCAAAACCAACCAAATCCTCTGTTGATTTAAACATCTGATCTAAGTAGCCATACTGTAACTCTTGGCGTAAACCCTTAGATGAACCCTTGGCATACTTCTCAGCTTGAACCAAAGCCTTATGAACATCAAACAGGCGCTCAGGGTACTTCATGTTCAACAGGTAGCCGCCAACATCCGAAGGAGACAGCTTCATAGCAGCAGACATTGTGTCGCTGTACAAACCCTGCATACCATCTTTGTAAGCCTTCTGTGCGTTGAAGTACTTACGCAACATTGGGTTGTTACCGAAATTAGCCTCAGTGAAAGGCAGGTTTAGATCAGCAAGTTTGTTTATACCGTCTGCGCGATACTCACCAGTTCGTAGACCAGCGGGGCTATCAATACCGCCTTTTAAACCAAGACTACGTGCCAGAGCTTTTTGCTCTTCGTTACCAAAGGTGATAACAGCAATACGATCCATTTGCTTACTAAGAGCCTTAGAAGCCATTTCATATTGCCCACGTAGGGTAGTGTTAGGTACGCCATCAATAACGCTCTCACGAGCCGCTGCTGCCCATCCGCTACGCAAATCATGCGCTGTCTCAAAGTCTACAACGTCATCTTGTTTGATGATTTGTTCTAGAACTTTCTTTTTCTCAGCGCCTGCACCAGCGAACTTACCTTTAGCCAACCGATTCCATTCAAGTTGAGCCATTGTCTTCAATGGTTTCATGTCAACCATAAAGCCATCTGCTTGCTCACGCATCTCACGGTAGACAGGTTTAACGGTTTCTTTCAACTCATTTTCAGCAGCACTCACCACACCCTGCCATCGCTTACCGACAGTCATTTGTGTAGGGTCGCCAATGCGTAGAGCAATTTTGAAGTCGGGAGAGACATCAAGACTTTTTAGAATGTCAACTGATTCACCGTGGATGGCTTTATAGAATGCGTTACTACGTGCATTCATAATAGAGGTTGCGGAAGAGTTCTCCAATAAACTCTCGACGCCTTTAACAGTATTATTATCTGTTAACTGCCCACGAGTTAACGTAGCGCCATGTTTAGATAGAATCTCCTGAGCTAACAAACGGGCAGCAGCGCCTTCATCATGGAATACGCTCTTCTTCAACCCAAGTTTTTCTAGTGTAGCCTTACCAACATTATATGTTTTACCGCCAATAGCAAAAGCAAGGTTACCGCCAACATCAAACAAAGCATTTTCAATTAACGAACCAACCAACTTCTTACCTGTTTCAGTACTAAACAGTTTAGAATTCGGGTCTAGTACCTGCTCAGCACCAACACCAGCAACAGTACCGTATGTTGTACCAGCTAATGATGGAGCAAAAGGAGCAGCTTTAGGAACCTTTGAAATAGCTTTGACCAGTGGCTGCAACACTCTTGCTTGTGGGTTCATTGCCGCAGCAACACTACCTACTAAACCACCAGTAGTCCCTAACGCCGAAGGTTCAGGGTCAAAGAACATACTGGAAAATGGGTTAACAGCCAAACCGATACCAGCACGAGTTCGCTCTCTTTCCTGCTCTTGTTTAAGCATCTCCTCACGTGAAGGAGCCTCTGTCATCTCTGGTGGTTGATAGTTGTCCCAATCAAAATTATCGGTTGCCATGCAATCTCCTTGTTAACGACCTGATAATTTCAGAGTCAATTCTTTAGCACGTTTTTGATCTGCTGCTGTTGCTTTTCTTGCTCTACCTTTTTCATTCAAACGTTTAAGTTCTTGTAGGTCAGTTAGCGTTTCAGCATACATAATATTCTTGTTAGTTGTTCGTCTTTTTTCGCCTAACTTGTCTAGGTCGCGATATGTTATTTGTTGCGCTTCCATCTCTGTTGTAAGGTCGCTTAACAAACGCATAATCGTAGGTAAGTTTTGTTCAAAGTTAGCCTGACTTGCTAACAACTGAGCCAATTCCTTATCTGACTGCGAACCCGGAAAAGCTCGTGCAATCTTCTGGACAGCCCTAGCAGTTGTTGTACGAAGAAGCTCAGTATTCTTAATAGTCTCTTCGTCAACAGGAAAACCTAATCCTCCTGCAAATTTAGCCAATGCTAGTTTTTGTGTAGCTAATCCACCAGAAAATACTTGACCACTATTAACAGCAGAGGCTACATCTTTAACCAAAGGCATCAGAGAAGCACCTTGTGCATAATCAAGACCCATCTTCTCCCACGCTTCGCCCCATGCTTTACCCTCTGCTGCGGCTGATGCTTTTGCGAATACATCACCCAAGTTCACGTCTACGCTAGTCTTAGCACCGCCTGTTGGCTTACCATATTCTTTAATAGTTTCACCACTAACAGCGTTAACCAACTTGACGGAATCTGCATCGGTAATAACTTTGGTTTGAATATCCTTAACTTGTAAACGATCATTCAAAAGTTGGTTAGTCAAATCCTTATCCTTAGCAACCATCGCAGCTACAACAGGGTCCATTGTTGATACAACATTACCTTCTTTGTCTTTAATAGCAAACGCTCTTTGAAGAACATTAGTAGCGGCGACAACACGTTTATTTTCAGCGTCACGAGCATAACCAGCTTTAACAGCGTCCAACGCTTGCTCTGGTTTACCATACTTACGAGCAGCATTCTCGGTGTATGCCAACATCTCTTCCTGAGACAAGTTGGTAGGCATGTTAGCAATCTCTTGGCGGTAAGATGCCGCTCTCTGAATAAGCTGTTGCTCTTCTTGTTGCTTGGTTAACTCAAATGCTTTTTGACGGGCAATAGACGCTTGTTTCTGAGTAGCAGGGTTTTGCTGTAGTAAGTTACTCAAAGCAGAGAATTCTGATGCTGGGTTTGCTAGACCTAGCTTCTTAACATCAGCCATAGCCTTTTGAACCGCATTAGCTTCAATCTCTTGTGGTGAACTACCACCAGCAAGTTTACCAATACCATAACCCAAACCAGCACCAGCATTGCTCATTGTGCTTACAATCTGCTGCAACAAACCTTGCTGTGATTGTTGTGCTGGTGTAATCATGTATGGAGACAAATACTCATTACGCGCCTGACTTGGTGTTTGGAATAATCCTTCAAATTCGTTAGCCATCTTTTTTCCTTATGCTTTGTCGTAGCCGCCTGTGGTAGGATTGAAGCGCATACCGCCCAATGCCATACCTGCATTACCAAACAGGTTAGCAGTACCGATTCCTGTTGCAAGGTTAGCGTTAGCCGCTGCTTGACCGCCAGCCAACAAACTCTGACCAGCCTGAGCACCAGCGACAGCCGCTCTGTTACCAATATCAGCACCAATCGTCATCGGCTTCATTGCAAGCTCTTCAACACCAAAACCTGACTGCAACAAACCAGTACCGCGAGAGATAGCGCGATCAATATCCGCTTGACCTTGGCCATACGAGTTAGCAGCAATTTCAGCATCAATACGAGCACGAGCCAAATCACGCTGATACTGCTCTGGGTTAACATACCCTGTACCAGTTCCTGCTCCTTGTGATACACCGCTCAGACCAACACCGATACGCCCTGTTTGCATTTGTTGAGCGCGTAGAGCCTGATCTTCTGCTGCGCGATATGGAGACAGTAAGCCCATCTGCTGCTCTTGATACCTACGAGCGGCTTCTGTCGGGTCTGCTGTTACCTGACCAAGGAACTGAGCACCACCACCGTAGAAAGCATCCTGAAACGCCTGTAAGCGCGGATCCATTTCATAGCCAGCTTGTTGCTTATCCTTATCAAAGAAACTGGTACCAAACCCTGTAGTAACACTATAAGGTTTAAACTCTGCCGCTGCCGCCGCCGCCTTTCCTGCTGCCATATTAGCTGCTGATGCGTCTTTACCAGCTTCACGAGCTAAATATGCCTTGCCTAAGTTAGCACCGACATCCAACCAAGATGTGTTTTTTGTTAGTTCATCCCACCAATCCATGATAAATCCTTAGTAAGTACCACCGTTGATGGCAGCACCATCAAGAGTAGGAATTGTAACAGTGCCTGTAAATGTAGGCGATGCTTTATCAGCCTTGCTATTCACAGCAACAGCAATGGCGTTAAACTCTGTATCCATCTCAGAGCCACGAACAATTTTATTTGTGTCACCTGATGGAAGCGAGTCTTTTGTGGCAAAGTCCGTTGCCTTCGTATAACTAGACATTATTCTGTCCTTCCTGTTTTAACAAAAATATCAATCTTCTGAACAGATAGTTGCTTACCATCTATGTCAGCTTCGAAAGCAATTTGGATAATGTTACCACTACCGCCTACGCTACTCTTAATAGTGTCTATTTCGATACCTTTTGAGTATTCTGATATTCCATATTCTGCAACACCGTACTCAGCGTAATTGCTATCACCCAAAGTAAAAGCGTAAGAATCGTAAGCTGTCGAGAAATCAAAACCAGTCTTAATAACAAAAACTTGGTTACCACCTCCGATGACGGTAGATTTAATTTGTTTCAATATCTTAATTGTCGTTGGTGACTGCATATCCAGATATTGAGAGAAATAGCGCATACGATAAGAAGCGCCATTATCTTGATACCCTTTGTACAACCCAATACCGTTAGGTTTACCAATCAACAAATCTCGATTCTGCCTACGTACGAACGATGTTGCTTTAAATGCATTCCATGTTGTTACCCTTGCGCTCCCATCTTGAAGCGGCTGTCGCATATCTAAACAATACACACGCGACGACAGGGGGAATGATAACAAGTAGAAAGCGTTCACCTCAGAATAAACAGCCTTAACATCTTTAAAACCTGAATCGGACAAACGAGTCAATGAGATGTCAGAAACTAAATCATCTCGTACATTCTTAGTTAGGTCACGCATAGGCGCTGACTTTTCTTGAATGACTCGACCCAGACTACGGACACCTGTGTCTGACAGGAATAGAATGTCAGTACCAGTGCTTTGTACACTGTCTCGTGCGATACAACCAACACCCACAATTACATCGCTCAGTGAAAAGTCACCAAGGGGATTATCAGCGCCTTTGTAAATAACAATGTTGTGCTGACAGAAGATAATTAAGAAGTTGTTGTGGGCAGCAATAGCCTTGATATTATCTGTGTTACTAGGTACGACAGCAGCAATGTTCAACAAACCGCTAGTACCACCGCTAAAGGCTGGGAATGTGGTATCAGCAATATCAGTTGACCAATAAACTGTATTCTCATCGTGTGTCCAGAAACGCCCATAAGCGGCTAACACATCGTGAGGATAGTTAGCGCCATAACTTTGAGTAGCTGTGATGCCTTTCTCAGTGTCAAGATAATCTGTAATTGACTGGAAAGTTGTAGCAGCGCCCTCTGAATAAACCAGAGGCTCATGACCATCTTGTACAATTAACGCATGGTCAAAGAGAGAAGCACCGCGCCAATTATTCTGTGTTATTGAGTAACCCGCTGGTGTGATATCTGTTAGCGCGTTGTCGTTAGCACCGCCAGTAAAAATCTTGTTGTTACCACCAGATAAAACAACAGTCGTGTCGTCAGCGTTGATATGCTCCATCAGGAATTGAACATAAGAGCCACTAAGTTCAGAAGAGCCACCAGTGGTCTTCATCTCCCAACCCTTACGTGCGCCCAACCGACCATACCTATCAATAACACAATTGTCGATTACCTGAGCGAAGTCGCTAGATAATGTAACACCGCTGTCCTGAGTGTTTAAACCACTAAAGCCGGGCGCTACAATTGAGATAGGTTGGAGTTGTTTCATACGCTATACCACACTGTGTCCTCTGGATGCCGTGCCGCATCGAATGCAATCTCGTCTGCAATTGCACTCCTCGACATCTGATAAGCATTGATACTTTGTTGACCACCATCTTCGCCTCGCTCTTCAATAGCCATCGAAAAAGCTAGCAGGATTATGGGGCGTGTCGGCAAAACTGTTTTATCAGCATCATCTACCAACATAACTCGACGCTGAGAGATGTTAAAACGTAAAGCGTAAACAGCGTCAGGAATAGGGTAAATATCAACTTGTGTGTCACCGTCTACGCTAACACCATTAAAGTTATAGAATGTAGGAATACCTTTTTGAGGGGTTGCTGTTAAAAACTCGCGGTTAAACCAGTAACCATCTTTATATTGCATCTCAATGTCATTAGAGTCATTCCATACATCTAAAACTTTGAAATTATTTTTAGTGCCGTTCAACTCATAGTTAAATACATCAGGTGTGGTAGTAAGAGTAAGGGTTGAACGTAAAGCACTCCAATCCCAAGCATTTTCTACCTCTGCTTTAGCTTCATTAACAAAGTCACCAATCAGTTTTGAATAACTTGTTTGGTTAACCGTTGTTACTTCCTTCTCTCGTAGTCGCCGTAAAACAGCGTTGACAAGTTCCAAGTATGTCATTTGTTTTTCCTTTGTTGCTATTATACCACAAATTTATGAATTTGTCAAGTTTATTCGCCATCAAAAGCGACTGTTTGTGGCTCTTTTCTTAGGTCAAAAGTGATGATACAACTTTGGGTTGCACCAGCCTCTGGTTCAATAACAAAAGAATCACCTTGCTGCATCACAATAGACCCATTGCTAAACTGTAAAAAAGTATGAGAAGCCATTGGGTAAGCATCAATAATTTTTATCTCATGGCTTGGATCGTGAGCGTGTTTCCAATAAGCCGTGGTAGTCTTATTGTTAGCATCAAGGTTAGAGATGAATAACATATCCACCTCTGCCTTATACCCTTGTGGTACTGTAAAGATTGTGTTAGTAACACCCGCTGTGAGTTGTTTTCCTACTGAGTGTCTCATTGATCGTACCCTACATCACCTGAGAATGCTGCATCTCCCACTTCACCCGGAGATGCGCCGGGGGCGTTACCTTCTGAATTAACATACCCGCCAGCGCCGCCATAAGCCGAAGTATCATAGCCTCTACCTATAGGTGCAGGATGTAAGCGATTATCACCAACACTATTATATGGTCTATTATAATTAAGCATGTTACTAACGACAGGGGCGGGTTCCCTTGTGGCTGTCCATCCTTGCAAAGCATTTAATGTAGCTATTGGATCATTTGTTCTATTAACGGTACTAAATGTGTCTATCATATCAGTTATGTATGATTTAGCACCACCCCACATAGCACTTGGAATACCGCCTGTCAATAAACCTCTGACAGTAGCTATTAAAGCATCTCTATTAATTTTGTCTGTGTGAGCGCCAATACCTATAGATAATTTGTTTCCTCTAGGTACTTCAACATTTTCCATCCCACCTTCTTTTAACATCTTATTTAATAAAACAGGATCATCTAGTATACGCTGAGCTTCTTTCTCTATTAAAGAAGCGTCTAATGCGTTCTGAATAGCAAACACATCTTCATAATAGTCTGGTCTACCTAACATATTATCTTGCGTACTAGCTGCTGTTAATTGAGCTTTTATATTCTCCCAAGGATCGTTTTCCATTACTTCTTCCCCTTGTTAGTCTTGGCTCGTTGATTACGCTCAGGTAGTTTGCGACCAGCCTTTGACATTGCAATTGCGACTGCTTGCTTCTGTGGACGACCCTCTTTAACTAGCATACTGATGTTTGAGCTAACAGCTTTGTCGCTCTTACCTTTTTTCAATGGCATACTAACCACCCTTCATATCAATCATTAACACAATGAGCCACCAGATAACGCCTATTCCGGCTGATACAATACCAATGGCAAGTGAGTTCCACAAGAAAGCCTTACGCCTCTGTGCTTGTTTATAAACTGTCTTCTCTCGTTGCTCCCGTATCTGCCTACGCATTTGAAGCATCTCTCTGTATGTCTCCACACCGTAGCGATAAGTTATAAGCTCTCGTAGCTCACTTTCCATCTGCTGAATCTTCTGCTTATGGACTACAGCCTGAAAAGCCTCCTCCTCTACAGAACCCCCACTGAGCAGCTTACGAAACAGAGGTGGGTTCTTAGCCTCTTCCTCTGCTTTGTTAATGTCGCTGACACCCTGAAAGAACTTGCCGAAGTAGCCAACGCAATCTTCAATCTCTCTTCCAGCCTCAACAGCCTTCTTAATCATGTTGAATGCGCCAGTCGCTAAGGCAAACGCGCTAACAGGGTCTATCATGTCATTTCATCCAATGTTGTGCGAACCAAGCGAGGATGCCACCAACAATAGATGCTATGGTCATCCCCATCCAGAAACCACCTTTGCTTTGGTTGGCTAGGGCTAGAAGTGTTTTGATGTCAGCATCCATACTGTTCACCTTAGCTTCTAAC